CGTATGGAAAATGCTAGACTTAATATTGAACGTACTAAACTTGGATTAGATGCTCAAAAGACTGCTGTTGAAGCTAGTCTTAAAGAAAAAGAATTAGCTATAAAAGTCAAAGAAAGTAATGATAAAGTAAAGATTGCAAAGACGAATAAAAATCGTTATGATGTTAAAGGTAAATAGTTGACTGTAATTCTAAATTTTGTTCATAATAGGGCTGGACTTGCTTGTGAAAGTAGGTTCAGCCCATTTTCTTTTTTATTTACATCATATAAACGATTTCCGGCTCATTCTAAGCATTTTATCTATTCCGTGATAGATTAATCATCTCAATAAAATTTGATTATTGTAGGGCTTGTCTGAAAGCGACAGCAGTATTTATTAGACCTAAATAGGTACGATTAGCAATAGTAAAATACATTAGAAATCATCTTAATGGTGAACACATTTTAACAATATAAGTAAAACTCATATTATTAATAAGATTTATATTTGTGATATAGTAATTAATTAAAAACAAAGAATTATGCCTAGTTTTGATAGTTTTGGTTTTAACGGTGAAACATCTAATGTTGATGTAAAACCTACTGACGACGTTACTGACCTTGATACAGGTAAAACAGGACAGTTAGATGCTAATGGTAATGCTGTTGATGATATTACCGGAAATGGTAATGGAGATGGCAATAATGGTGATGCTAATAAAGATAAACAAACTTCATCCTCTACGGGGGGTCAAACCAAGGATACTAAAAATCCTGATGATGCTACTGCTAATGAGCATGATTTAGAAGAAGGTACTATTATTGAAGATGGAGATAATAAATATACTGTTGATAAAGACGGTAATCTTATTGACGATAAAGGTAATATCTTTAAAGCTAAAAATGAAGTTGCTGCTTATCTTAAAGAATTTGAAGTAGAAGATACTAGTAATGAAGATAAAATTGATGTTAAATTAATTCAAGAACTTGTAGGTGTTTCTGTTACTTCAGAAGATGGCAAACCAGTTACTTTTGATAATACTCCTCAAGGAGTTGTAAGTTATGTTCAATCCGTTCTTGATTTAAAACGTGATGAATTTGCTAAAGCTGGAGTTAATAAATTATTTGAAGATTATCCTGTTGTTAGTGATTTTCTTAATTATTATGTTGCAAATGGTAATTCATTTGAAGGCTTTGGTGAACTTAAAGATAGAAGCGGTATTGAAGTCGATGAAAATAATGTGAGCCAACAAGAAGCTATTGTTCGTGAAGCGTTTAAGGAATTTAATCGTCGTGGTAATGTTGATAAGTATATTCAATATTTGAAAGATAGTAATGAACTTTTCAATGTTGCTAAAGAAGAACTTGAAGCTCTTCAGAAAGCTGATAACGATGTACGTGAAGCTAATGCTAAAGAGGCTTTACGAGTTAAAGCAGAAGAAGAAAAACAACTTGTAGAATTTTGGAATGGTGTTAAAGAATGTATTGATAAACGACAAATTGCCGGTTATCGTATTCCTGAAACTGTTATTATTGAACGTAATGGAAAACAAATTTCTACAACTCCAGAAGATTTCTTTAATTATGTTTATCAAGTTGATGATAAAGGACTTTCTCGTTATGAAAATGATTTAATGAAGTTATCTCCTGCTGAAAGACGCGATGAAGAACTGCTTAAAGCTTGGCTTAAATATACAGGTAAAGGTTATGATAGTTTGATAGAAATGGCTGTTTCTGATAAAGAAGCTAAAAAGTTGAAACTTACTGCAAGTCAACGTAAATCTACAAGAGGAGCTATTAAAATAACTAAACCTGATAGTAAAAATGATGTTCTAAAAGATGAACGTTTTGGTTATTAATTTAATAGTAAATTTGTAGATGAAAACATTACGTGTTATTGGACAAACTCGTTATGAAGATAGAGGTTATTCTAATGAAGAATCAATTGCTTATCTTCAATTACAGAAGCCGGAAGAAATTAATAGTTTTCTGACTTATAATTATGGTATGGATAGCGACCGTTTTCCTTTAAGTTTTATTACTGAAGGGCAAGGTAGCCGAGGTATTAAAGATATTGCTACTGTACAGTGGACTTGGAAGACTATGGGTCGTATGAAGTTTACTGACTTTGTAACTTATTTTAATAATGCTGCTGTTACTAAACCTGGTCTTAATGGTTCTGAATTTGAAGTTCATTTCTCTACTCACTGGTTTATTGAACAACATGGTCTTACTGCTCCTGATGGTATTACTCAAGTTCGTATTCAGAAAGATTTAGGAGAATCTGCTTATGGTTATGGTTATCTTTTGAAACTTACTTCTCCTAATCCTGATGCTTATGTTGACCCTCAATGGTTGACTAAAGGTATGTATTGGGCTATGAGTGCTCCTACTGTTTCTGAATCTTATTCTAAAGGTAACAGAAGTAATACTATGGGTCCTGCTGGTATGACTTCTCAACTTGAGTTTTATCGTTATTCTAAAGAAATAGCTGGTAATCTTGCTAATGTTATTACTCAATATCAATTCCAAAACGATAATGGTGGTACTTCCAATCTTTGGATTAACGAAGAAATGCGCCAGTTCAACTTGCACATGAGAGTAATGAACGAAGAGCGGTTGTGGAAAGCTGAATATAATCGTTTACCTGATGGTACAATTCCTTTGAAAGATCATGATAATGGTAAACCTATTTATCGTACTGCTGGTATGTTAGAAATTTGTCGTGAATCTAACTATGATACTTATGGTGAAGTTCTAACACTTAATAAACTTGAACGTACAATTGGTGATGTTCTTGACCGTGATACTCAAGATGGTGATAAGAAAGTTGTTCTTATGGGTGGTAAAGGATTTATTCGTGACTTTGAAATGGCTATTAGAACTGATGCTAAAGAAAACGGATTTATCACTCCTCTTGGTGAAAAGATGATTCAAGATAATGGAGAAGGTCTTTCTTATGGACGTTACTTTAATAAGTATAAAACTCCAGATGGTTATATCATTACAGTTGTACATAATGCTTATTTCGATAAGGGTACTGATGCTGAAGCTGCTAAGCAAAATGGTATGATTCATCCTACTACTGGTTTGCCTATTACTTCTCATCAAGCTGCTTTAATTGATATGAGTAATTATAAAGGTAATCAGAATGTTCGTATTGTACGTCAAAAAGGACAGGCTTATAAAGCTAAAGTTATTGAAGGTATGACCGATATTCCTGCTTGCTGGGGATTGCCTAATACTAATCATGCAGCTACCGAAATTGATATGGCTCGTTATGAAGTTAAAGGTTCTATTGGTTTGCAAGTAGATAATACTACTAAGATGTTCTTGTTAAAATGTGTATTATAATCATTTAAAAGAAACTATTTAAGATATGGATTTTAATAAAGTAGGCGAAGCTAATAAAGCAGGAGAAAATGCTCCTGCTGCTTCTAATGAAAATACAGTTAAACAGGTTATACCCCCCGTAGAGGATGGAGATGATAATAGACCTAACAATACAGTAGGATTTAGAGATGAAAGTCTTGATGAACCTTATACTGAAAAACGAACTATTACTATTAATTTAGTTACTAATTATTCATTATATCGTAGAGCTAATGATAAAACATTACCTAAACGAATGGATAAAATTGGTAGTTGTGTTCGTAGTTCTCGTACTCTTTCTTCTAATAAAGGCGAGATTGAATCTTATTTTCCTGCTTTGATCGGTCTTGCTCCTAATAACGAAAACTTTATTTCAAGGGTTAAGGCTTATCTTAATAACATTAGTGTTGCTGTTGATGAATTAGGTAAGACTTTTGATATTTCTTTCTTTTGGAATCGTAAACGAGATTATCTTCGTTTTAGAGCTGAAGAAGAAGCTATTGAAACTGCCTATTTAAATAGTGACCGTAAAGGAGTTAAAGAACTTCGAGAAGCTCTTGAGTCTAAGATTACTAAACTTAATCTTCTTGAAAGTGAAAAATATAAATATGGTTATCCTGTTGTTCTTGATGATTATCTAATTTATCGCCATTGTTTATTGTATAAAGATGTAGCTAAAGATATTGCTCTTATTAATTCTGACCCATCTATTAGATTCTATTTTAAAGATGATCAAAGAGAAGCTGAGCGTCTTGCTAAACATCGTCAGGAAATTAATGCTGCTAAGAGTAACTACGTTAAACTTCTCACGAATAGTGATTTGTTTGATGCTGTATTTATTCAATACTGTGTTGCTAACAATATTAATATTCCTAATGGCATGTCTATGGATATGGTTGATAAGCAATCGCATCTTGATAAATTTAGTACAAACGAACCTGTTAAGTTTAATAAACTTTGTAATGATAAAGATATTACTATTAAGTCTTTAATTGAGGTTCTTGTTTCTCGTGGAGAATTTATCAGAGCAATTCATAATCAGAATATTACTACTCCTGATGGTGAATTTATCGGTGCTAATGTTAAGGAAGCTGTTGTATGGTTTAAGAATCCTGCTAATAGTGCTCTTGTTAGTGCTTATAAAAACAAACTTAAAAACATTTGATTATGAACATTGGGGAGATGCACGTGACGTTCAGAGAACTAGCACAGCAGATGGGTATGCAGACCGTCCGTGCTATTCTCATGGAAGATATAGATATTTGTCTTAATACTGCTATAATTGAGAAAGCTAGAAATGTGATAGTAGAAAACGTTGGGCCAGTTCCTTATAATGATAAGGTTGCTCGACAAAATGCTTCTATTAGTCCTGTAAATGCTCTTAGAACTTTATATACAGCGGGTACTGTTAACGGCGGACAAATTACAGGTAATGGAACAGAAGTTGACCCTTATAAAATTACTATTCCTAGCGACGGTATTATGCTATATACAGGCTTTCAAGTTAGTTATAATAATAAGACAATTTATGATTGCAGAATTATTGAGGCTGAAGATTTAGGTCAGACGCTAAGAGATTTTTGTAATCGTGCTGCGAAAGATGCTCCGATAGTTACTGTATTTGGAGATGAATCTGCTATTGAAGCTAATATATACACTGGACGTAATAATACAGTTAAACCTGAATTAGTTAAATATCTTTATATTAAGGAACCTGCTAAAGTTCTATTTGATGAAGATAATGAAAGTAATTGGGTTAATTGTGATTTACCTCCATATTTACATAGTGAAATAGTTATGCGTGCAGTACAGATTTATCTTGCCAGTATTGGTGCTACTTCTAGTGGAGCTGATAAACAAAGTTAAACTTTAAATTAAATTAGTTATGCGACAGTTTTTGTTAGCGGGCAATGTCGATTATGGAGCAAGTTTACCTCTTGCTGCTGGAGCGGTTGCTTTTACTTATCTTGCTAATGGCAAGGAAATAATTGACGCTGACGGTACTAAGATTACTGACAAATTTTACATTAATCTTGGTCGTGAAGCAAATGGTCCTGTAGTTCTTCCTGCTTATAAGAAACATCTTACTTTTGTTAAAGGTGTTTATCAGGCTGCT